CACGGGTAAATCCTTGTTGTGCTAACTTGGGATCAGCGCCAGGTGTTTTGTATAGATTGTATTCGTCGTCGTATTTCTTTTCTGCATCCATACCTGCTTTATCGCCATAGTTCCAGGCTTGGTTCGGATTCATAACATACGCTTCTGCCATGTCTTTTTGTTTTTGTTTTTTACGCAAGGCACTATTGAACTTGTCATCTTGTGCGTTGTATTTGTCAGATGCTTTTTGATCTCGGCGGTCGTCGGCTTGAGCATATTTCATACCTGCCTTGTCTCTTGCACGTTTTAATAGGTCAGTACTGAGTTCATTGACTTGGTTTTTATCATACTTGTCGTACTTGGTTGTGCCTCTCAAATGAGATTGAGTTGCCTCAAGCTTCTTATATTCATAAGAATAGCGTGATGGGTCGCCAGCCAACTCGTGGGCCATTTGGCTCAATTGTTGTGGGGTTGCCATTTTGATTCTTTCCTGCATCTCTGGACTATACCCAGTTGCATTGCCGGCTATATCACTTTCTTCAAACTGTGACTTCTTGGGACGACCACGGCCACGCTTTTCGCCTGTGCTGTTGACGGTTTCTGCATCGTCCGAACGGTCACCACCATAACGCTTGCTGGCATGATGGCGGACGCCTGTTTTGGTATATTCTTTTTCGCCAGTGTGTGTGGGTTCTCTGGTACCAGGTTTGGTACTACGGAATTCGGCACCCAGTTTGTTCCAATCGTTGGCTTCAGCAAACTGCTGTGCAAGACGTGCTTCAACTTTGGCCACGCCCGCTAATACGCTGCCACGAGCTTCCACACTCTCATTGATGGTCTTGGCTGGTGTTGGTTCAACAGGTGCCTGTTTTGGTGTCAAGGCATCTAGTTTGCCAAGGATGTTATAAATGTTGTCGTGTTGGTTGCTCATGATTATTTTCCTCTTGGTGTGGTGTTAGGTTTCAACACACTCTTTGTATTTTGCGGTATGTCGTTTGTGGTCTTACCCGTTGCTTCACTCTTGGCTGCAAACTCATAGGTGCGAGCTGATAATTCTTTCATCATGCTCGATACGCGGCCTTGGCCTGCAATGTCACCCTGTGCTGGTGTTTTCAATTCTGGTTCTGCAAGTACAGCACCTTGATTGTTGATACGCTCTTGTACCATGTCTTCTTGTTCCAGTTGATCTTTGGTGTAAACGTGTAGGCAGCAAGGATCAATCTGTCCACGTGTGGCAATGATCTGTGTCATTTGTGCAGTGGTGGTCGGATAAGCAACTGTGACTTCCAACAAGTAACACTCGCAAGGCCCAAACTTTGGAAACTCTCTGTGCTCTTGAATTGGTAGACGCTTGGGTGTACTAATATTTTCAACTTGGTAAGTGTCCAAGGCACCGCGGATGCGATCCAGGACTTCGCCTTTGGGCTCTACACCTGCTATTTTTACACGAAACTCATATGTCTTATTGAGTTCGGCAATATAGGTCTGAAATGATTGCATATGATAATCCTAATATATTCTATTTATTCATTTTTGTTTGTTTTGGTCTACAGGGCGGTTCAATATCTGCTGTAGAAGTGCGTTTCGATCCAAAACAATACCTTTTCCTTCAACTGGTGCTTCTTCGCCTTTGGCAGTGGCCTGTTCTCGTTGAAAGTCCAATCGTTGTTTGCTTAGTTGTAGCTGAATCATCTTCAGCTTCTTGTCCATTTTTGCTGTCTTGGCAGTGATGGCGTGACCCAACAACACGCCCGCTGTTTGCAGTATAGTTCCAGCAAAGCGGCTGTCCACATTCATACCCAAGTCAATCAGGTCCCGATAACTGCTCTGTGCCATTTCGGCCAAGGCATCCAGCTCTTGATCTCCAGCATCCAAGTCTCTGACCATGGGCAAGGCCGCATCAATCTTGTCTATGGCCTGATTGACCTGTTCAATCACTTCTTGATTTTGTTCTATGGTGGCCTGTGCTTCGGCCATTTCTTCTGGCGAGTATTCAGGCAAGTCAAACAAGGCTTCTAATTTCTTGGTCATGTAGATATTTACCGGCCACCGTTGGCAAAAATATCCTTTTCTGTAACCACTCTAAAGGTCATGCCTTGTGCTTTGCACCAGGCACGGGCCGCTTCCCATTTGCACATGTTCAGTATGGCTGCGGCCTGATCCCTTGTGCTTCGAGCCGACTCCATGGTAGTCTGCTGGCTGGGTTTGATCTCTACTACCTCAGCGTGTTGTGCGCCCGACTTATCCACGTAAATGATCAAGAAATCGGGCACATATATAGTCATTTTGTTGGTAAAAGGATTGCGATAGTTGATGTGAATACTTTCGCTGGCCCATTGCAGTATTGCAGGATTTAGATCGCAAAAACGCATAAAGGTATTTTCCCAGCCCGAGCGATAGTGCGGAGTTTTCTTACCTATGTATTTGTCAGCATTTATGACCTGATAAAACCCGTTGGCATACTTGCTCATGGTAAGATGGTTCTTGTCACATAAGGATTGGTCACAGGAGTAATAGATACTCCCAACAGGCTACTGCCCACTCTGTTCAAATTCAAGAACAGTGCAAGATATTCATTAAGGTCGCCCGGCGGCAGTTGCGAGAATTCTTGCAGTCTGATCATGGGATCAACTTGTTGACTTAGACTGGTGTAGATCACTGCGGCTGCAAGTGCCTGTGCAGATTCTACATTGTCTGTTGTACGTTCAAAGAAACTGACTATGGCATCATTGGCATCAGGGCTGATATTATAGTCAGCAGTAAAAAAGTTGTTGAAGAACTGTCCAGTTGTGCTGTAGTTGTTGACCAGGTAACTGGGTGATTGTAAATTGTTTGGGGTATTGTCCATAATTGCTTAACCAAATGCTGTATCTTGATTCGATGCGTCTTCTGGTGGTGTATCGTTTGCTGCCGTCATAATGTACGGGTCATTGTAAGTTTCTGTTTTTGCCTGTACTGTTCCATCGGCGTTGTCAAGCGGCAGTGCCGGACGTTCTGAGAATGGTGCAACGGTATCTGCTGCCGATGCCACACTTTCACCATTGCTCACAATGCCATTGCTGGGTGTTTTATTACTGAAATTTTTATAGATCTTGTCTGTTACCTTGATGCCTGGTACACCCGGCAAGTTGTTGACATTGTTTATACCAATACCTTGGCCGGCCAGTGAGTACTCTTGCGAACCTTGTGCCACTCTGCCTGCAGTGGGCACACTCATGTTGCTGTTGGGATTTGGCTTGAGTATGGCCCCGACCAATGCCGCGGTAGCAATGCCGGCCACTTCTGATCTGGCAATCTTGCCAAGGTTGGCACCTTTGTTGTTGTTGTACGACTTCCAGGCCTTGACTGCGGCCTGACCAAAGTTGCCATTTTGAATATCATCAAATACCTGTTCTCCGGTTTCAAGTAGTCCGCCGGCACCAAGTATGCCTCTGGCACCAAACGGACGATTACGAGCATGATAGTTGCCATTGGTCTTAGCCAAGCCACCTGACAGAATTGGGCTTTGACTTTTATCATAGTGTAGGTCAGCAAATCCAGGCACAGTGTTTTGCGAAGTTGTTCCGAAGTAGTATTTTATACTTTCGTAACTGACTGTCATGGTATGCTCTAGTGTGCTGTTTTCACCGGTTCGATGTTCGCCGTGTTGAAATGAAGTGATAACAGGATTGATCAAAACATATTCTGTAAATTTGCCTGAGTGCAAACTGTATATTCTAATAGAGTTGAGTATGTGTTGTTTGTTGCCAGAATTTCTAATTGTATATCCCCAATTATTGGTCTGACGTTTGTTGGCATACTTGTGCTCCATGGTGTACTCTGGTGCCAGTGCATCGCTGTTGCCAACATAGTCTGCGTCTCTGTAGTAATAGGTATAGTAGTCTTTCCACATTCCCAACACTGCATCAGCGTTGTCGTCGTGAAACGAAATGTTTACTGGTTCGTATTTGATTTTGTTTTGCACAATGTTGGGACGATTGTATGCATTCATAACCTTGCTATCAACACTGAACTTGGGCAATGCTACACTCTTGACCAGCATGCCTGCGGTCAGTTTTGCGTCATTGGTGTTGGGTGCCTGATATGTGGGATCGAAATCAAACTTGACGTGAAACAAGTATGCATACTTGGGCGCATACTGATAGTTGCCATCAATAAACAACCTGCTGCCGTGATCATAGTTGTGTATCTTACTGCTGGGATCAGTGGCCCCGCCGGCAGGTCTTGCTGGTATTGGACTTCTATAAAGATTGTATATGGGGCTGGTCATAAAGATATTTATGCCATAAAAAAGCCCGGCGTAAACCGGGCTTGTTTTGGTCTTGGACTGATCAACGGCCGCCAGTTACGTTGGTAATAATAGAACCAATAGTGCGTTGTACTGCAACACCGATACCAGTACCAACTGGAGTTTGTAGTGCATTGTCGAAACGAATGGTCAATGCAATTTGAGCTGGATCGTTGGTGTTATAGTTCATGTCACCGTAGTCAACTTGACTGATAAAGCAACCATACATTTCCCAAGTCTCAAGAGTGTTGGGTTGGCTAGCACCGTTGCCGCCATCTAGCACTTCAAAGCGCAACAAGAATTTGTAGTCTGCGCCTGATGCGGCACTGGCCTGTTCTGCAAAGTCAAATTGCTTTTGAATCTGTTCGCCAACCAAACGTGCAACGTTGCCGCCTGCATCATCACGTAAGTTGACTGTGGTTTCTTGCCATTCTGGTTTGCCCATCAAGTAAACTTTACTGTTGTACATATCCAATGTAATTGGGTTGAAGTTCACGCTAGGACGTTTGATATCCATGACCTGTTTGGTCATTTCAACCACATCCGAACTGACACCAAAGTTTTCAAAGCTGGCTCTGAAACGATATTTTAGTTTTGGCATCAACATACCTTGGCTGGTCGCTGATTGATCACTTGACAACGGTATTGTGAATTTTGATAATGATGAAACTGCCATTTTGTTCTCCTGTTACTACTATTTACTTGTTATTCCAAATAATGATTGGGCTCATCACCCAATCATTATATTAGCTTATTATACACCCTTGGCAATGTCACCTGGGTTCTTCAAACGAATTGGAATGTAAATAAATTCAACATCCTTCATTGGCTCAATTGCAATATCAACATACAGTTCATTACGTGCAATACGCTCTGGAGTGTTGTTTGTTCCATCACAAACCACTAGGTAGTCGTATAGACCACGTTTTGCCACTAGGTCGTTCATGGCGCCTTCGATGATGCTCTTCAACTGATCACGTGTGATCTTGTCATTGGGCTCAAACAAGAAGCCGTTGCCAACGTTGGCAAGAATTGTACGAATGTAGTTGACCAAACGTGCCACGTTGATACGATCCAATGCGCTGGCGGTTGGATTGCGTGTTTTCTGACCAAATGCTGTCAAACCAATACCAGTTAGCACTGTGATTGGGTTGATGTTGATAGGATACATTACATCACGTAGACCTTGGTTAACACCTGTTTCAACGAATGTATTTGTTGTGCCTGCGGCACTTAGATAACCAATTCTGGTGGCATTGTCAATCAGGCCACGACGTGTACCCGCTGGTGCAAACCATTGATAGCTCACATTATCGCTACGGATAAATGTACGCAACATCATGTGGCTTGGAGGAACAACAATAGCATTACCTTGTACATCTGTTGTTTCAGCTGCTGGATAGAACACACCCAAATATGGATCTGCTGTGGTCAAACCATTGCCGTATACTCCGCTGACACCATTGCTCCAGTTTGTCAACTGTACACCATTGGCTGGCAGTGTCATTGGTGTATCACCAATGATGAACGCTGTGTTTTTACGATCGTTGTTTAGTCCAACCATGTCGCTGATCAGTTCAGGATATCCTGGTGCGGCAATCAGGCTGAATGCAAAACGCTCTTCGCGTATTTCAGTGCTGGCACTGATGGCTGCCTTCATGGCCTTCACAATCATACGGCGCTGTGCCAAGTGACCCATGTATGGGCTACCGTCATCTTTGTTGCCACTGGCTGTTACCCAAGATGCGGCAATGGTAGGCAACTGATTTGCGGCTGCCTCATCGGGATAGTTGGTGGCTGTAAATTTCTTGCTTACATATTGTTTGACATTGAATCCACCACGGCGTGTGTTAAACAACAATGTGCCACGTGGATATAGTCTTGCATCCGGACAATCTAGGTCAACATAGTTGCTGGACAACATGGTTGCTGTGTCGGGCAATGCGCCAGTGATAGGATCTGTTGTGCCTGTTGTGTCCCAACGTGCGTCAGCAAACACAATACCGTTTTGATTGATGCTGTCAGTATTGTCAATGGCAATCCATTTGCCGATGGCAGCATCATTGTAACGATATATCTTGGGGAAGTTTTCTAAATCACCGGTGTCAATCCATAAATCACCTGGTACCAGTGGGCCGCCATCGCTACGATCACCATCAGCTGGTTCAACAGCCGACAAGATAGGACCTGCTGGATCTGTGTTATTCAAGTTATAACCACGTGCATCAATGCCGCCAACCAGGTAACCGCCCCAAGACGTGCCTTTATTGATCAAGATATCAACTGCTAGAGGATCACCGTAGTACCACAATGTGCCATCTTCCGGTGCTTGGTATGGAGTAACTGTGCTGTATGTGTATGTCAATGGACGGAATCCGCTTAGTACCAGCTCGGAGGTGTTGGCATAGTTGACACGAACACCTGTTGTACTGCTGGTGAAACCAGCTGTGGCCAATGCTGTGCCACCGCTCACATTTGACAAATAAATTGTTCCGCCTGTGCGGTGAATAATAGTAATAGCACCACTGCTTTCAATTTGAGCATAGATATTGGGAATGTTTTGTGCCAGGATTGCTGCAACAAATGCCGCGCTGGTTGTTCCGCCGACTGCAAATTGTGCAGAATCAGTGGCTGAGGTACCAGGTTCAGTCCAACGTAGTACGATTTGATGTCCACTATTGAACACTGGAGTGATCAATGGTGTAGTACCAGTGATCGATACTTGACCACTGACTGCGCGACGATATGCTTTGGAAGTAGGAGTGCCATCTTCAAACACATTGTAATCAACATACAGCGAACCAATTGAAATACCCGAACCGCCTGCAGTTGAGTCTAGTCCATAAATGGCTGATTCTTCATCAGCATACAAAGGTGCCGCAACACTAGTGAATAAATCATTTGTGCTGTTGTAAATTTTGAATCCTAAACTGGCACCATTGCCTTTGGCTGTGGTTTTTAACCAGACACTGCCCGATGGACGTGGTTGAGTATCTGTGGTTCTCCAGCTGGGTACTTGTACATAGGTACCAAAATCTAATTTTGGTCCACCGTATAATACGCCAGAAATTTCACTATCAATGATACCCACTGCTGTACAGACATTGGTAGTAGAAGTCACACCATCTGATGTGATGCTCATCAAACCGTCGGCAGTGGTGCCATCGCTGGCGCTGGCGCTGGTGATATAGAATCCTAATCTGTTATCCGTTGAAGTAAATGCTGTTACCCCGTCAATGTTGGCACCGTTGATGGCATCCTTTATTGCATTAAGATTATTGGCCACATCGATTGAGATTTCAGTATTGTTGATTTTGATCTTATTGGTACCAGTTAGTGTTGGATTTTGTACACCGGCGACACCTGCAGGCCAAGAACTTTCCCAATCAGTAGAACCAACTTCGACCCAGTTATTTTCTGAGTTTTTATAATAAACGTGATTTACTGTTCCGTATGTGGTATCAGACTGCACTACTACTGCATAGTCACCAATTGCTCCAACACTTTCCAATGGAGTATATGTTGGACCGCCTGTGGTTTGTGTTGACAAGCTGGTGATAACAATAGGTGTTTTTGTAGTAAAATAACCGCCATCATCGCCAGTACCAGATTCTGTCCATTCATTGATACCAAATGCAGTATTGTTTAGATCAAGCCAATAAATTCCATTGGCGACCTTGCCTTTTGGTCTTACTGATGTAGCATCTAGTTGTGCCAGGTCGATGTCTGCACGAACAGCAAATAGGCCGTTGCCCAAACCCAATGAGCTGTAAGCTGCCATCAAACCATATTCGTTGCGCTCGTCACCGTGTAGTGCGGTGCCGGCAGCACTTTGCTTAAATACAGGATAACCTAGACCTGCAACTAGTTCACGTTGGCTAGTAAAACGTTGTAGTTTTCCTGCTGTGTCCTTTGTGGTTCCGTTAGTGGCTGTGCCATTGGCTGTTTTATCTTGTGCTGTGGCTACGAAGACCAAAGGAATAGTACCGACTGCGCCTGGTACATATTGACTTTCGTCTGTAACTGTTAGTTGTAATCCTGGGGATACTAGTGCCATGGTATTATTCCTTTTCAATACATGTTATTGATATTTAGCAATAGCATATAATTTTGTCCCGTTTAACTGCCCTTAATTAAGGATCGCAGTATAAATATTGTATGACTAGACCCTTATGTTCGTGTAGAGACCGCCTAGTGGCCATCAATAGACACGTGGGCGAACGTGTTTATTACAGGAAGTTGTGTGATCAATGCTTACGTAAAGGTCGCAAACTAAAACCGCAGGCGCCCAGTTGGGCCAGGTCAGGCTATAGCAAGAAAGAAAAGTGTGAACGCTGTAATTTCAAGTTCAAGTTACTGAGTCAGAGTCGTGTGTTTTATATAGACGGTAACCTAAACAACAATGACTGGACCAACTTGAAAACAGTTTGCTTGAACTGTCAAGAGGAAGTGACCAAAAGCAAACTGCCGTGGCGACCTAGTCCGCTTGTACCAGATTTTTAAGTGCCGAGTACAGATTCTCAACAGATCTATTGTTGTCGATCACCACATCAAACTCTGTACCAACCCAAGCTGTTTCGCTGGCGTGGATCTTGTTGTCGGTTAACCATTTTTGAGCTTTGGTATCTCCACGGTTGGCTCGGGTAGCCAACTCGTACCAGTGTGGCATGACTCCACGCTGTACCCACACAATGGTACCGCCAGCTTCTTTGATTGATTTGATTTCATTGGGAAAGCGCACATCGCTGATGACTGTGTTGCCTGTACGACTACGCAGTCGATTTTCAAGTGCGGCAATCCAGATATTGTCGTGAAATCCGTGGCGGCAAACTTCTGTGCCCCAGTACTGTAGTACCCAGCGTGGAGTTAGTGTGGGCATACCCAGTCGATCAGCCCACCAAGGATCTACCTGTTCACGCCAGTGTCTTGCCTCGGGTGTAAGTCCTTCTAACAGTTCTCTATCCCAGCCAAACACAGCGGCCACAGCGTCTTTGAGTGCGCCTGCAAAGCTGTCACGTCTAAAGCCATGAAAGCCCACCAAGTAGTTTGCGGCTGTGTCTTTGCCGCTGCCAATAAAACCTGAAATACCTATGATCATAAAAAATGCCCCGTATAGGAGCATTTTATATTAAAGTGTAACAAAAGTCAAACACCGTATCGGTTCTTTTTGGGTTTGGCAATAGGACTGGTTTTATGTGTGGTAGGTATTTCTTGACTGCGTTTGTTGGACCATTTTTCTGCTTTGCCGGCACCCACTTGCAAGGCGGCCGCATTTACTATTTCTTGTTCTACATCAGTATATGTGCTCAACAATGGATCTCCGCCGATCCAGTTGTCAGCTTCCATTTTTGTAGGGTAAGTGGGTGCTCCTGCCAGTGCAATGCCCATACGATAGTTTAGATATGCACTGCCTGTGCTTTGATTTAGATCAGGATAAGTCTGTGCATTGGGAATGGCAGCTTTGGCTTCGTCACTGATATCTTGTGTATCTCCGCGAGCGTGTGTGCCTTGTCCTGTGGTTGTACCTTCTACAATTACTTCATTAATTTTCATACTGTACTTATCCAATGACCCAGGTGTAGGGTTCGCTGCCATCAATAAAGTCCTTGAGCTGTTGCTCAAGTGCTTCCATTTCGGCCTGTGCTTCTGATTTTAGTGCGGCGCCGTTGAGTGTAGTTCCGCCACCTGGGCCTGCAATAGTTCCAAACTTTTCACGTGCTTCACCCACGATGCGTTTGGCAAAACTGTAGGCATATTCTTGTAACCACGGAAATGTTCTATAGTCATTGAACAACATACTGTCGGGCTTGTAGTTGTATATCCATAACAACACACCTTCAACTACGTTTTCTGTGGTGTTGGGACCTTGACTAGGCAGTTTACGCACAATGGTCAACTTCTTGGTCACAGGATTGAATGTGTAGTTCATATGCCCGCCAAACATACGCATTGTGAGTTCTTGGTATTGGCTGAACAGTTCGTAGTTTACCAAACCGCCCACACGGCCTGCCACCAACATATAAGTGTTCAAATAACCCGATGCAAATGGTTCAAACTGACTGGCAGTTGTGCCTGTGACTGATCCAATACCACGACGGAAGATCTGACGCACTGCCATGACTTCTCGTGGCAGTATGTACTCTTGTGTTTCGGGCTTCAGGTCCAGGAACGCATAAGATTCTTCTTGACTGTTTTGTGCTCGTTGACGATACTTGATGATGGCCTGATTGATAGCCAACTCATAGTGTTCTTTGTCTAACTCTACGTCAACGATCTGATCGCCCAGTCGCAGACGAATATAGTCTGTGATTTCTTTGCGTTTGAGGTTGTCTGCTGTGAGCTGACTGTCATCGTAGGCAATCTTTCCGTGTCCAGATCCAGTCACTGGGTCATAAAGACTGCCAGTGATTAGACTACCTTTTGCGGTAAGATTCGCTTCTTGTGTTACTGTGCCTGTGAAAGGTTCGGACATACATATTCTCTTGGTTCAATATATTTATTGAACTTTCAAGAGAACAGTGTCAGTGCCAATACGGCCATTCAACTTGGTTTCTGTTGCACGTACATCATCCAGGAACTTGCGTAACTGCACTTTGCCCGATTTGGCAAACTCTTTGAGCTTTTCCTCGGGTTTACGCAGAGTCTTGGCCACACTCTTGTCTGTGTCAAAGCCCGTGATGCTGGTACCTTTGATACCTAGCGTTTGATATCCTGCGGCCACATACTTGCCCAGTTTACGGGTTTTGATGTTGTAGATCCAAAGCTCTGCGGCTCCGATGATGTCTGCAGGATTGATGCTGACGATCTTGAGTGCGGCATCAGTTTTGGCGTACTTGAGTTTGGCAACTAATTTCTCTTTGCTGGGTGCTTTCTTGACACGAGCTTTCTTTGTGGCTTTTTTAACGCCACGATATTGCTCAACTGCGGCCAGCAAATTGTCAATCCAGGAGATCATGCGTTTGAAGTCTGCGGCTTTAAAATTGCTGTAGCCTTCCCGTAATTGTGCATCTTCTCGGCCTTGGGCGGCTAACAGTTCTTCCTTGCGTTTTGTGTATAAGGCTTCGTACTTGCTGAGTTGGCCTTGCACCACATTGTTGGCAACCAAGAAGTCATACAACTTGGTAGAGTTGGCAATGCCTTGGCTAACATCATCAAACACACCTTCAAGCTCACCAATTAACTCACTGGTACGTTCGTTTAGTCGATCTTGAATGGTAGGCACGTAGGCCTTGGGACGGTCTGCTGTAACTGCTTCAACTGTTTCGGGCTCGCTTTGTGCAAGAACTTCTGCAATCTGCTCACGCATAAATTGCATTTGGCGTTCACGCATTGGCATACCAGCACGATGTGCCATAACCAGACTGCAGGCAGTCATTGACAACAAACGATCGGGACTGCGGATAAAATCGCTGACCTGTTGTTTGGGGTATCCGTTGTTCTGCATCCACTCCACTATGTATTTTTTAGTGTCTTTTTGATTGTAGTGATAATTGTAGTAATAAAAGCTCTTACGCAGGTGATGATCAAATTCCGTTTGATCCATTGCTTCAGCGGCCGCACTGTCCCATTGTGGCTCAGGGCCAGTGTACTTTTCGTCAGCAAAAGCCATACGTGTTGCACGTGGTGCTTTGGTCTTGATTTTGATGCCGGCTACTATTGCCATATCTGCTCCTGCAATGTGTAAAAACTGTATTATACGCGATTTTGGCGTTATTGTCAATTAGTACATAAGTTTGGCCATTATGATCCACTGCTCAAAATGCTTTACGCACTCATCAAACTGGGCCTGTAATTCTGTATACTTATGTGTTACACGCCGGCGCCTGCGGCATTCTACCATTTCTTTGTCCATTTCGGCCCAGATTCGTCGACAGTTTTCGTAAAACTTCCAGAGACTGCCTTTGGCCTGCATATCTTGCACAGCCTGTAACATAGACATGGCACACTGGTCAAGTCGGTCTTTGTTGGCCTGATGTTGCTGTTGCATACACCAATTATACGATAAAATGGATTAACAGTCAAGCCCATAAATACTGCATTGAGGATTAAAAGATGCCACGGTTGAGCCTTTGGAAAGACGGAACCCACAGTAACGATTA